GGAGAGTATGTTGATATAGAGGAGCTATCAAGAGAGCCATATAAAAACTTAAATAAAATAATGAGTATTTTATATCGCCCAATAGTAAAAGATAATGGTACAAGATACTCAATAGAAGAATATAAAGCTGATGATGAGATTTGGGAGGAGTTTAATGAATTTCCAATGTTAGCCGCTTATTCAGCCTTAGAGTTTTTTTTTTGTTTAAGCAAAACACTACCAAGCAATTTAAACAAATATTTGAGGCAAGAAGTGAGGGAGAATTGGAACAAGAGACACGAACGCTTGAGAGTAAATGGGGTTGGTTAAATATTGTTTTTTCGCTATGTAATGGCGATATACTAAATGTAGATAAAGTAACAAAACTAAAGCTATACACTGTACTGACTTATATGTGTTATACACAAGATAAGCAATCGGAGGGCAATAGTAATTATAATAATTTTAAATAATGGTAACATATAAAGAAATTACTGATATACTTAAAACAATAGCTACTAATCATTTTTTAATAAATTCATTTCATAATGGATTATTAGATGAGGTAGATATAGAAAAAATGGATAGTTCTAATTTTCCAATATTGTACGCTGAGCCTACTAATGCTAATATAGATACAGGCGTATTAACATATACTTTTAACATATATATAATAAATCAATTAAAAGAAGATTTAACAAATAGAGATACAGTTTGGAGTAATACCTTAGAAATATTACAAGATGTAGTAGCAGAATTTAAACAAAACATATCTACTCAAACATCAGGAGGAGATAGTGGTAAAAAATATAGCTATGTACCTAATGAAGTAGTATTACAACTTCCCATAAGTCTAACACCTTTTACCGCCCGATTTGCCAACATTTTAACAGGTTGGGAGGCTACAGTAAGTTTAGATGTAAATAATACTAACAATCTTTGTAATGCTCCTGTAGAGCCATCAGATTATAACCCAAGTACTTAAAGTTATGATGTATTTATTTTTTAGAGAGCCAACAGGAAAGATACTTAAAGTACCAAATAATTACTCAGTAGCTGATATTACAAAATTTGGTACAAATGTAGTAGCTAAAGGTAAAGCGATATTAAGTAAATATAGAGGAGGCTACAAGGCTACAGGTACATTATTAAATAATTACTCTTTTAGTTCAAAGTTTACAAAAAATGGAGCTGTAATATCTCTTAACTTTGGAGCGGCTGGTTTATATTGGAGATTTATAAATGAGGGAGTAAGAGGAGCTGGTGGTCATACAGGTAGCGGTAGATTAAGGGGGGTTGGTAGTAAGTTTAGTTTTAAGCCTAATGGTAAAATGCCTCCTACTAACGCTATAAAAAGATGGATAACTGTAAAAGGTATATCTCCAAAAACAGGGCAAACTATTGACAGTATGGCTTATGGTATGGCTACAGAAATTAAAAGGAGAGGGTTGTATAGAACTCAATTTGTAGATAAACCTATAAAGAGCGAATACAAAAAAATACCAGACACTTTAGTAGAAGCTATGGCTATAGATATAGATACGCTTTTAGAGAAGTTACCCGATCCAATAATTAGGGTTGATTTGAAAGGAATAGATTTTACAACAGGATAAAAAAATAAATATGTCAACAACAATTACACAAAAACCTAATAAATTAGTAGCGGCTAATAGTCCTATGGTATTTATAATATCTGAAAGCGTACCAGCTACTTATAACGCTTTTAAGTTTAGATATATAGCTCAAGTGTTTATAGATGGGGTAGAAAAATCAAGATTAAAAATACCTAAGAACGCTTCAAATGTTGCTATAGTAGATATATCTCATATAGTTAGGAGCTATGTAGAAACACAGGAATCTAATGTAGGAGATATAGGAACAGATACAGCTAATGGCTCTATACATGAGCTTGGCGTAAGCATACCAGCTAATCTATATTCACAAAATACTAATCAACTTGTAAAGGTAGAGGTTAAAGCTGGTTTTGAAAAAGCTGATACCGCCTTATTAGCTCCTACTGAAACACTAAACCAAGATAACGATACTATATACGCTATACCTGCGACTACTCCATATACAAAAACAGCTACTAATGTAGGAGGTTTAGATATAAGTGGAACTAATAATCCTTTAAAGTTTTTTGAAAACAACTCTACTAACGAGGAGCTATATAGCGTATTTACTAACGCTCCTAATGTTCAGTATGTTAGAGGTGGTAGCTCAACATCTGACAACAAAGATTTACTAACTATTTGCTTTAAGCAAGGGGATAGCGGAGCGAGTAGTTTATTGGATTTTGGAGATGATATAACTGATTTTATAGTAAAGTATTATAATGCCTCTAATAGTGCCTTAAACTCAGTTACTGTAACTTGTAACGCCACAAATGGAGGGAGTACTCCAGCTCTCGCAAACACCACAGAAGAATCTATATTATATTTTGGTTGTGGCACAAGGAATTTTGAGCAACAAACTATAGATGATGACTTAAAGCCATCTGATTCAGGTAACAATGGTTGGGCGTATTATGTTGTAACAGGGCGTAACTCAAGCGGGGATAATTGTACTAAAAACTATTATTTTTTAAGATATGGAGCTATACAAGATGGCTTACCAGCTATTGGTAGTACATTTACACAATTTAATATAAGGAATACAAGTTGCACAAAATACCCTAATATTAGGTTAGCTTGGCGTAATAGGTTAGGAGCTTGGGATTACATGAATTTTAGAGGAAAAAGTATTAACACTTTAAATATACAAGGGCAAGAGATGGAATCAGTACCCGGAACTTGGGATAGTGCTACTTACAATTATGAGAATTACGATCGGGGTAAAAAGTCTTTATTTAAAACAGCTGATAAACAAATAAGCGTAACATCTGACTTTTTAACTGAGGAAGAATCTATCTGGCTTGAAGAATTATTTACATCTATTAACATACAATTAATAGATGATAACGATATAGTATATCCTGTGGTAATAAGAGAAAGGAGTTATACTGTTAAAACTACTGTAAATGATAAACAATTAATACAATATCAATTTACATTAAACTACTCTAACCCAATAAGAACTAATAGCTAAAAATGAAAGTAAGATTAGTAGCATATCGTAGAGAAACCACAACAGATGATTTATCTAACTTAACACAGTTTGAGTTAGATTTACAATCAGCTCCTCAAATATTCGCTAACTATAATTGGTTAGATATTAAAGAGCCTGATAAAAGAAAATCAAGTTTTAGTCAAACAATTAAAATACCTTTTACTGAAAGGAATAATAAATTTTTTGAGAGTTGGTTTGATGTGAATAGTGATATATTAGTATTTGACGCATACAAAAAATTCCCAGCTATTATATTTGTAGATAGCGTACCACAACTACAAGGGTTTTTACAGTTAAAGTCTATATATGTAAATGCGAGAATGTATGAGGTTGTAGTATTTGGTAATTCAGCTGATTTATTTAGTGATGTAAAAGGCAAGTATTTAGAAGATGTATTTACAACAGAATTAGAGGGTACTCCGGGAACTTTTGTAACAGATACAAGTTTAGACCACACGCTAACAAGAGAGAATGTTATAAACAGTTGGCAAAATGGACTAACTACTATAAATAGCGTACAAGATAAAGATGTAATGTACCCTGTAATAGATTATGGGCATACTACAAATCCTTTTAGTACAGGTATGTTTAGTAGCTTTTCAGGTTTACAAGATATAATAGATGATAATGTTATAACAGGTTTTAATTGGTCTAATATTACTCAATTATTTGGTACGCTTACTCCAAGATTATTAAAACCAGCTATACGATTACAAAGGCTTATATATATGTTATGCTCTAAGGCTGGTTATAGTATAAATAGTACATTTTTAGGAATTAATGGAGATGTTTTAGCTGATGATGTTGATTTTCATAAAATATTCATGACTTGTGCTACTGAAAGTACTTATGTTAAAACTACGCCTATAGAGGCTTTTCAGGCGGTAGGAGCAGCAAGTCAAAATATAGATTCTTGTACAGGAGAAGATTGCTTAACCACAATACCTTTTACTTCAACTAATTATAATGGAGCGAGTTATTTTATCTTAAATCCCGGCACAGATGTACCCGGTAATGGATCGGCTTTTTTTATTCCTAATTATGGTAATAATGGAGAGGGTTTAGCTTTTGGTAATCAAGTAGTATTATATGATATATCTTTATCTATAGGCTGTCCAGCTAATGAGAATGATGGTACGCCTTTAAATAATTGGCAAGTACAACTCGCTATTTATACTGTTTATCAGAATGGTACATCGGCTTTTTTATCGCCTCAAACTTACGCCTTTAATACCAATAACACAGCTTCAACAGTAAACATCTCATATACTCCTAATGTGCAAACATCTCCCGGCTCATATAACTATTTATCTATATGGTTTTCAGCTTCAAGTACTACTACTTTTACAGTTCAGAATCCTGAATGGACTTTAGTTAATAATGGCTCAGGGTTTTATTCTGATGGTTTTGAAAATGGAACTGTAACAATGAGGGCAAATATGCCTAAAATAACTCAGGTAGATTTTTTAAAAGATATTGTAACAAGATATAATTTAGTAGTTTTAAATGACCCAAATAATCCCACACAACTTACTATAGAGCCTTATCAAGATTATATAGCTACAGGAAGTACCCAATATTGGACTGACAAACTTGATATATCTAAAGAGGCTGTAATAAAAACAACAGCCGAGCTACAAAATAGAACTCTCTTACTAACTGACCAAGAGGGTAATGATATGATAAACGAAAGATACCAAAATACTTATAATAGAGTATATGGTAGTATAGAGGTTAAAAATAGAAATGATTTTGCTCAAAACGATTTTAAAAATAGTAGCGTATTTTCTCCCTTTGTAGTTCATGGTATGCCAGACGCGAGTATTTTTGGCGTATTAGGTGGCGTTTCATCTTGGACAAAAATACCTATACACTACGCTGGGTATGTTAATGATAATGGAGAGTGGTCTGCGAGAAGTTCACAAAAACCCTCTTTATTTTATTATAGTGGAACTCCCTCTACCTTTGCTGGTTATGATGGTTTTAATGGCGTAGCTTGGGATTGGGCATTAACACAGGCTGACTATGGTATAACTAATTTCTCTTGGGGTTATTCAGATGTATCGTCAATATTAGGCTATCAAGGATTCCCATTATGTTTACCTTATAATATAGAAAGTGGAGATACTACAAACCCTTTAGATTCAGATAATCCTTTATTAACTACTAATAATATGTTATTTTGGACTTGGTATAGTGCTACATTTTACCCATCTGGTTTTTTTGGTATTTGGGGAGGTAATGTATTTGGAGAAAATGTAACTCAAAATGGATATTATAATAGATTTTGGAGGCAATATATAAACGAGGTTTATGATAATGAGGCTCGTATGATGGAATGTTATGTCAATTTATCTCCCGGAGATATATTTGAATTTGAGGCTAACGCTTTTAAAAATCCTGTATATATAAAGAATACTTTATGGAGGGTTTTGAAAATACAAAAACACTTAATAGGGGGTAACGAAAGTACAAAAGTAACACTATTAAAAGTATTAGAAAAAACTAATTACGATTGTTATTTAAGTCCTACAAATTTTACTCCAGCTGGTAAAATACAATACACAGCCTCAGATGGCTCTTTAACATTTACAACTACTAATACTTGTTGTGAGGATTTAAATGAGAATTGGACTTTTGAAGAAACTAACGCAAGTACAGGAGAGGGTAACTGTTGGCATAATCAAGATTCTGTATCAATAGGAGGCGGAGATGGTACTGATGTAGACCCAACTGTACCTCAACCTATGCCTATACTACCTCAATTACCTAATACACAAACTAACTTTATAGGTGTAGATGGATTAAATCAAAAATTCCAAAACATAGTATATAATTTAGAATCCTCTACAGATGATAACTCTACGCCAAATTACTTTACTGTTATGGGTAGTAGACCATTTGTATTACAAGTACCGGTAAATTATTTAATAACAATGAGAGTTGAGGTTACAGGGGAAATAGTTAAAGGCTCTAACATGGGTAAAGTTGGATTTTTTGAGGTATATGGTATATGTAAAAACAATAGCGGGGTATTAAGTCATTTAGGAACAACAGGAGGGGATTTAATAAGAGAGCAAAAAGATACAGGATTTGCTACTCCAACTTTTAGAGTTAATGTTTTAGAAAGCTCTACCAATGTTTTAAATCTAAAAATAATTGGAGGAGATTCTCAATCGTATCAATTTAAAGCAAAGGTAAGCGTAACAGCTAAACAGATTAGAGGTAACACAAAACAGCTCTCAATACCCGATCAGGCTATTTACCAAAATTCAGATTTTATTATGTATCAAAATGGAGGATTATTATTATGGAATTAAAACTAAAATTAATGGGTATGTTTATACCAAAAGTACTACAAGTAGTAACTAAAATTGAGTTATCTGGCAAAGAGTTTGATTTTGTTTATGGTATAGATGAATATAGTAAAGATTATAAAACTTTAAAAAAACAATTTAAAAGATTATTGGCATGTCAATCACAAGAGAAATAATATTAAAAGTAGATAGTAAACAAGCTCAAAAAGGCTTAGATGATACATCAAAGTCTTTAAGTAAAGTAGGTAAAGAATCTAAAAAAACAGGTAGTAGCTTTGGGGGTATGGGTAAGGCTTTAAAGGGAGTTGGTATAGGTGTAGCTATTGGAGGATTTGCTATGTTATTTGACGCCTTTAGAAACAACCAAAAAGCCTCTGACTTATTTGCTCGGGTAATGGTAAGGGTAAATCAAGTAGTAAGTTTTTTTGTAGATATATTAATAGGAGCTTTAGAAGTTGTAGATACTCTTACATTAGGTTTATTTAATTTATCTGGAGCGGCTGATACAGGAACTCAAGCTCTTATAAATCAAAGAAATGCTGTAGAGTTATTAAGCGCAGAATTAGAGGGAACAAAATTACAATATCAAACTTTAGCAGAAACACAAAGACAATTAAGAGATGATGAGACAGCTTCATTTGATGATAGAATAGCGGCTAATGAAGAATTAGGTAGAATATTACAAGAGCAATTAGAAGTAGAAAAAGAGGGCGTAATGGAAATCATCAAACTAAGAGAGATGGAGTTAGATTATGATTCTGATAATGTACAAAAGAAAAAAGAGCTAATAGAGGCTCAAAATATGTTATTAGAAATAGAGGAAAGAGTAAACAGCCAAAGATCGGAGCAACTAACCAACGAGAAGTCTTTAATTAGAGAAAGAGACCAAGTTAGGAAAGAGGCTTATGAGAAAGAGATGGAAAGGGTAAAGAAAGAGAAAGAAGAAAAACAGGAGTTATTTGACGCTATATCTCAAAACTTAGAAGATGAAAAAGAATCTTTATCTATCTTAGAGCAATTAGAACAAGCTGAAAAAGATTACCAAGCGGCTTTATTAAAGACAAATCAAACAGTAACAGGTACAAGAATACAAAGTACTGAGGAAATGATTAGGCTACAAGAGGAATTAAACTACTTACAAGACCCAAATAATGTACAAAAATTTTATGATGAAAGAGGTAGAGAGGAGATGTCAGAATATTTAAAAGGTAATAAGGAGGTAAATAAACATGTCGAAAAATTAATGCAAAAGTTTGAGGGAGCTTTTAATATAAATTTCTTTGATGACCAAGATTATGAGTATCACTTTGACGAAATTAAAAAAGTATTTAGAGAAGTTCAGCAGTTACATAAATATATAAATGAAAGGGGAGATATGACTGAGCAAGAAATAGGTAAAGTACTATCAAGATTTGGTTATCAGGCGGCAAGTGGTAAGTTTTTGGTTAGCGTACAGTTACAGCGTACAGTACAGGAAATGTTTGCAACTTATGAGGAGGACGCTATACACTTTTACGACGCAATTTTAGACGCCAGATATGATTTTGAAACTAAATCTATGGAGAGTACTGAGAGAACTATGAAAGAGGAGGCGGCTTTAATTATTGCCGCTTTGGAAGAACAAGATAAAATAGTAACTAATCATAATCAACAAGTAACAAATAATGAGGGAGCTGTACAAACTGAAAGAGAAGATTTATTAGAAGAATACAATAGGACAGTTTCAGGATTATATGCTGTAGCTGAGGAAAAAGTAAGATTGTTTAGGCGTGATTCTATGTCAGTAGAGATAGAGGATATTATGGAACAATATAAAGAAATTTTTAAGTTAGCTGAGCATAACGCCGAATTGACAGAGGCTCTTACAGAAGAAAGAGAGAATGCTGTGGCTGAAATAATTAGGAAATACGCTGAGGAGGAGGAAAGAATTGAAGAAGAAAAACTACAAAGGGAGGCTGATTTAAGAGAAAGGGATTTACAAAAAAGAATAGAGTTTGCTGAATACACAAGAAATACAGATAAAAGTGAGGCTGAATTAAAATTAGAGGAAGATTTATTAACAGAAGAAAATAGATTTAAAGAGCTATACGCTCAATACGAGGGTAACTACGAAAAACAAGAACAATTATTAGAGGCTCATGAAAAAAGGAAAGAGGATATAACTAAAAGATATATTAAAGCTGAGCGACAAATGAAATTAGACGCGTTTCAACAAATAGCGGGAGACGCTAAAGATTTATTTGAGCAAGAGGCGGCGGCTTACAAACACTTGGCGGCTGCCGAAACTATTATAGCTACTTATTCAGCCGCAACTAAGGCTATGGATTTTTGGAAAGGTAGCCCTATAGGAATAGCTCAAGCCTCAGTAATCGCTCTTTTAGGAGCTAAAAACTTAGCTAAAATATATGCGGTAGATACAGGAGATGGTGGTGGTAGTGGTAGTAATGGAGGTATAAGTGCAAGTGGTGGAGGTGGAGGTGGAGCGTTTAATCCAATAGGAGGAACAGTATCTACGCCTTTAAATGTGTTTGGTGGAGGAGAAAGTAACTTCCCTCCTGTTCAGGCTTATGTTGTAGAAAATGAAATAACAAACTCACAAGCTCTACAAAATGAATTAGACTTACAAGCTACCTTGTAAACAATATTAACAATTTTATATATATAATTATAATGGGAGAAAAAAATAAAAATAAAAAGAAAAAATTAGTAGAATTAGTAATAGACGAAAGAGCTGAAAGATTTGGAGTAGAGGCTATTAGCCTTGTCGAATTTCCAGCGATTGAATCGGATTGGGTTTTTTTCTCAAAAGACAATTTCTTATCGTTAGCAAAATTAGACGAAGAAAAAAAGACTTTGGTAGGAGCGGTACTTATTCCCGGTAAGGAGATACCTCGTTACAATCAGGAGGAGGGCGAGGAGTACATAGTTTACTTTAGCGAAGAAACTATAAAAAAGGCTCAAGAGCTATTTATGAGCAATCTAAGAAACAATAACACTACTTACGAACATAGAGAATCACTACAAGGATTAAGCGTTGTAGAGAGCTGGATTAAAGAAGATGAAAAATACGATAAATCCTCTCAATTTGGATTTAAAAATATGCCTCTTGGTACTTGGTTTGTAAAAATGAAAATTGACAATGAGGAAGTTTGGGAAAAAGTAAAGAATAAAGAAGTAAAAGGCTTTAGTATAGAGGGGTATTTTACCGATCGTTTGATAGAGGCTACTATGAATAAAACCAACTTTAAAAACTTAATAGATAAAATATCTGTTGTAGGAGCTTTAGATGGAGAGCCTTTATTTGCTACTAAAATTGAAGCTGAGGCATACGCTAAATTATTTAAGAATTGCGAGGGTTATCATGAGCATAAAGTAGAGGGAGTGATTAGATATATGGCTTGTACAGACCACTCACAAGCTACAGAAATGTATAAGAAAAAGAAAAAGAAAAAAAGATACACAAAAGAAGAAAGGTTAAATGATGAGGATTTGTTAGATAGAATAAGAATGATAATAGCTAAAGATGAAAATGAGGAATACGCTTTAATGAAAGAGTATATAACTAAACAGGCTTTAGCTAAATACCCTTTTAGACAATGTATCGCTGACATGAAAAAAAAATATGGTAAAAAATCAGCCGCCAAAATATGCTCAGCAATAAAAAGAGGTACAGTTAATAGGTAGGCTGAAAAACAATATTAAATAAATTATATATAACTATAAAATCATTTACAATGAATAAAACTTTAGAAAAAATCAAAACTTTATTATCAGTAGATAACAAAGAATCAAAAGAAGTAAAAATGTATGCTGAGGCTATCTTAGAAGATGGTAGAGTAGTTGCTACAGAAGATGAAAAAATGGCTGTTGGGTCTGAGATATATGTTATTTCTGATGATGGAGAGGCTTCGCCACTTGGAGAGGGTACATATACTTTACAAGATGGAGGAAAAATTACAATAGATACAGATAGTAAAATAACTGATTTAGGAGCTGATGAGGAGCAAAAGAAAGAGGAGTATGAAGAAAAAGAAGAAATGGAGGAACATGAAAGTCCAGCCGAGAAAGCGGATTGGGCAAAGTCTTACGAGGAGTTAAAAGATAGAGTAGAGGAGTTAGAAAAAAGAGTATTTGGAGATGATAAAGATGTAGATGTAGAAATGTCAGAAGAAGTAGAAGAATCTAAAGAAGAAGTAGAGGAGGTAGAAGAAGTAGAAGATGAAAAATTAGAGATGTCAAAAGATATGGTAAATAGTTTAGTAGAAGAAGTGGAACACTTAAAAGCTAAATTAGTAGAATTTGAAAAAGAGCCAGGAGCTAAGGGTTTTAAACACAATCCTGAATCTACATCAAAAAAAGAAATAGTTAATATGTCAAAACTTTCAACACAAGAAAGAGTGGCGTACTTTATGAACAGAAATAAATAATAATAATAAAAAAACTTTAATAAAATGGCGAATAAAAAATATAATTTTGCTGATAGTGTTACTTCTAACTACGCTGGAGAGGCGGCAGCTGGGTATATATCGGCGGCTTTGCTTTCGGGTACTACTATGGCTGAGAATAACATAACTTTCTTAAACAATGTAAAGTACAAAGCAAATTTAAGAAAAATAACTATCGCAGGTACAGCTGGTAACTTAATGGCTGACGCTACTTGTGGTTATAATGATTCTGGTACTCTTACTTATGCTGAAAGAGTATTAGAGCCAAGAAATTTTGATGTAAATATGACGCTTTGTAAACAAGATTATTTATCATCTTGGGAGGGAGCTAATATGACAGCTGGACTTAATGGAACAGTACCTCAAGCGTTTGGCGATTATATTATAGGTCAAACAGCTGCAAGAGTATCAGCTGAAATAGAAAAGTCTATTTGGGACGGTACTACTGATGAAAATGGTCAGTTTGATGGTTTTAGAAAATTATTACTTGCTGACGCTGATGTAAATGATGTAGCTGGAGCTACTACTTTATCAGCTGCTAATATCGTAGCTGAAATAGGTAAAGTAATGGACACTATACCTACAGCTGTTTATGGTAAAGAAGATTTAAGAATCTTTATACCTACATCAGCTTATAGATTCTATCAACAAGCTCAGGCTGCTCTTGGTTATGCTAACTTATACCAAGCTCAAGGCGAAGTACCTTTAACTTATGTAGGTATTCAAATAGCTCATGCTCCGGGATTAGCTGATAATACTATAGTAGCTGGTAGAGTATCTAATATGTTTATGGGTACAGATGGCTCAAGCTCAGAAGTGAAGTTATTAGATATGGCTAATCTTGATGGTAGTGATGAAATCAGAGTAGTAATGAGATTTACAGCTGGTATTAATTACGCTTTTGGTAGCGATATGGTACTTTACGCAGGGTAATGATAATTAATGGGGGTTGAAATACACCCCCTTTTTATAAACAAAATAAAACAAATAAAAAATGAGTTGTAATTTAACACTTGGACGCCTTGTTTCCTGTAAAGATTCTATAGGTGGTCTAAAAAAAGTTTTTTTCGTATCATCATTTTGCTCTAATATTCGTAGTGTATGTACTTTAGGTACAGGAGCGACAGCTAATGTAATGTCGGCGGCTGGATTTACATTATGGGACGTAGCGGCTGATGATGGAGGTACTAACAAAACTACGGTTTTTCAATACGATTTGAGACCTAATTTATCATCAGTAACTATTAACACAACATCAGACCCAGCTACAGGTACTACTTTTTTTGAACAAACTTTATCACTTTCTTTACAAAAGCTAACAGCTGCTCAATGTAATGAGATAAAGTTAATGGCTTATAATAGAAGTCAAGTATTTGTACAAGATATGAATGATAATGTATTCTTATTAGGTATGAATAATGGAGTAGATGTATCAGGAGGTACTATAGTAACAGGAGCTGCTAAAGGAGATATGACAGGATTTACTATTGAGCTAAGAGCTGAGGAAACCGATCCTATGATTTGGCTACCAGCTACAGCTGGACCTGGCGATAATGCGGGTACAGCTACAGCTAAATACCCATTTGATGGACTTAGTGATGAGACTAATTTAATTATCACTGTAGGAACATAGTAATAATCGTTACTCAAAAAGAAAGGGAGCTAATTGCTCCCTTTTTTTATAACCTATCAAAGTACCTTAATAATATTTGCTCTCGAGATTTTTTGTCTTTAATATGCCTTATCTTATCAAATTTTTTTATTAAGTTTTGTAGTAGTCTTTTTCCTTTCATTTTTTTAATTATTAGTTAATAACAATCAAAATATAAAAAATATTTTATATTCCACTATATTTTATAAAGTTTTCTTTACAATTCGTACAAATAAAAACGATTTCTTTATTTATATATATAATATAAACACTTATTATTATGGCTTGGAAAGTTAAAGAACAATACAAAGACTATAAACCCGGTACAATGAATTTAGCGTATGGTCAATTATTACCTCATCAAGTAGAGAATTTATCGGATAAAGTTAAAAAGAAGTATTTTACAAATGATACTCCTAAACCAAAAAAGAAAAAAAAAGAAGTTAAAATAGAATCTAATCCCTATAACGAATATACTGACTAATGGCTACAAAAGTAGAATGTATAGAAATAGATGAAAAAATTAGAGAGGAGTTTGAAGAAAAATTAAACTCTATAACTAATGAAAATGATAAATTAAATTTATACACTGAATATTATAATAAAATATTTAAAAAAGTTTAATAATGGGAGTATATAATTTAAATTATTCTTCGGGAATGGCTCAAGTACAAAATATATTTTTTTATGAGAATATAAGTAGCCTTGTTGAGCCAAGTACTTTAACAGGAAAGTATTTACTCTTTTATTTTAGAGGTAGGAAAACTAATTGGATAAGATCGGCTGTAGCTTATCCTACAGCTAATGGAGATTATAACGCTCCAGAATACACTAATAACGATAGATGTTGGACTTTAAGGCTAACATTAGTATATCCTACAAGTTCAAATATAGCCTCTTATGATGGAGCAAGTACTCTATATAGATTGTTAGGAAATTTTGTGCCTCCTATAAATGAAACTTTTGATATAGATGTATATTATAATAATACTCATACTTTAAATATAAATTCCTCTACTAAAATAGAGGGATTAAGTATTGTACTTAATGTTACAGTAGATGAAACTTTTGGCTCTATAGATTCTGATTTACCTATAAGCTATTTTACAGAATATACGAATAACGATTTGAAAGCTGAACTACCAATTTCAGGGGGTAAGCCTTATTCAAATAATGAGGATAATCAATATGGAACTATAACTTGGTAAAAATGAAAAAGAAAGAAAAAACACAAATATCAGTACTACATTTATCCGAATTTAATCTACCAGCTATAGCGGAGATTGCCAATAAAGATTATATATCTTTTGGAGATGATAATTTATACCCACAATACTTATTAGAGCTATATAATGGTAGTAGTATAAATAACGCTATAATAAAAGGCGTGGCGGCTATGATTTATGGAGAGGGTATTGACGCTACAGATAGAGATAATAGTCCTGAACATAAGGAACAGTGGCTAAAACTTACCTCTTTACTTAAAGGCTCACAAAAAGACTTATTAAAATGCTTAGCTTTTGATTTAAAGTTATTTGGAATGTGTTATGTTAATGTAATATGGAATAAGCCAAGAACTAAGATAGTAGAGATGTATCATATACCTGCTCAATATATAAGAAGTGGTAAGACTAATAGTTATGGAGATGTAGAAATGTATTATTATAGTGCTGATTGGACGAATGTAAGGAAATTTAAGCCAAGAGTATATAAATCCTTTAGCTCTAAAGATAGAACTGAGGCAAGTCAAGTATTATGTATCAAAGATTATTCTCCGGGTAGCTATTACTATTCACTTCCTGACTATCAAGGCTCTACCTCTTATATTCAATTAGATATGGAGATAGCACAATTTCATCTAAGTAATATCAAATCGGGTATGTTTCCCAGCCTTGCTATTAATATGTCGAATGGAATCCCATCTCATGAGGAAAGAAGAAAGATAGAAAGACAAATCAACGATAAATTTGCTGGTAGTGGTAACGCTGGTAGAATATTATTAACCTTTAATGATGGTAAAGAAACAGCTCCCGAAATAGTGCCTATTACTTCAAACGATAATAGCGATAGTTACCAATTCTTATCTCAAGAAACTACGAGAAAGGTTTTAACCGGACACAGAATAGTATCGCCTCTCCTATTTGGAGTAAAAGGAGATGGATCGGGATTTGGTAATAATGCTGATGAGCTTAGAGATAGCTACTCATTATTTAATAACACTGTTATTAAACCTTTCCAAAATACTTTATTAAGTGGATTAGAGCCAGTATTACAAATAAACGATATACATTTAGATTTATACTTTAAATCATTAAAACCAGCTGACTTTATTGACATAGAAACAGTAGCTAAAGTAAGCGAAGAAGAACAAGAGAAAGAGGGTATAGATACTGATGAGCCTGTAAAGAAAGAATTTAAGGCGTTAAAAGATATTGACACTAAACCAACTAAAGGTATGATTGCTGAGGCTAAAAAAGGCTTAGAATGGCGTAGAGAGTATGGTAGAGGAGGAACTGAGACAGGTGTCGCAAGAGCGAGGACTATCTCTAATGGTCAAAATCTCTCAATATCAACGATTAAGCGTATGAATAGTTTTTTTGCAAGACATGAAAAAAGTAGTAAAGGAGGAGAGGGTTTTGAGCCGGGAGAAGATGGATTCCCAAGTGCAGGTAGAATAGCTTGGGCGTTATGGGGAGGAGACGCTGGGCAATCATGGGCGGCTAAAAAAGTAAAAGAAATAAAAAATGTTGAAGAATTAACAGAATTAACAGAAGATGATAGTAAAGTATTTTTATCAAATTTAAAAGGAACAGAAATAGATAAAGATGAGTGGTTTGAATTAGGCGAAATTGATACAGAAGATACTGATTCTAATACTGAGAGTAAATTCGAGGCTTTTGCTAATCAACATTTAAATAAATATTATGAGTTTGCAAGTGCAAGTAGAATACCATCTAACCCAGATAGTCCTAATAGTGATAGTAACGCTGGTTTTATAAGAGTTTTATATAGATACTCACAAAACATATCCTCTAAGAGTAGAGATTTTTGTAAACAAATGGTAAGGCTAAGTAAAGGAGGTAAGTTATATACAATTAATAATTTAAAACAAGCCTCTAATCTAACAGTAAATAAAGGGTTTGGTAAAAAAGGGGCGGCTACTTATGATATTTTTAAGTGGAAAGGTGGAGTATATTGTCATCATTATTTTGTTAGAAAATTCTTTGTAAGAAAAAGAGTACCTAAAGGCTCAGAAGTAACAATAGGCGGTAAGACTTATAAGGCGGGAGCTTACCTACCTAATGGAAGTTTAGATATGTTTAAAAATAGTTTTTTGTCGGAGGTTAATAGTGGTAGATTCGCTTCAAGTTGGAAGAAAATAAAAGGTCAAGAGCCTAAAGGTCCAGCTCCTACCTTAGCTCCTATTAATACTCCAACAAGAGGTAAATACAGTTAAAAATTATGGCAATACAACACACTTTATTTATTAGTACAGGTAGATTAAAAAAAGATACCTCTCTTGGCGAGAGTGTTTCAGATGACTTGTTACTACCTTATATACTAATGGCACAAGATAGATATATCTTACCTGTGCTTGGAACAGATTTATACAATAAATTAGTATCAGATATACAAGGCGATAGCTTAACAGGTAATTATTTAACATTATTACAAACTTATATACAACCAGCTTTAGTACAATTTGCCTACTCTACTTGTTTGCCATTTCTTCGTATTCGTATGGTAAATAATTCTATAGTAGCTATGAATACTGAACAAGGTACAGCTGTTACTCATGATGATTTAAAACCTTTAATAAATGCCGCTTTAGACCAAGCTGAATTTTATAGAGAACGCTTAATAGATTATGTAGTAGATTCAAATTTTGCTGAATATCAAAGTAATTCCGATCCCGGAGAGCTTAGTCCTACAACAGCCAACTACTACGCGGGTTTAAATTTAGATGTAGCTCCTACTAATAATAGAATGAGAGCAATTTTAAGGAAAGCTGGAGTAACTATAGTAGATTGTTAAAATATGCTTACAAAAAAAACAAAAAAACAAATAAAAAATAATATACAAAAACTTAAAAAGTATTTAAATGGCAACAGTAAAACTAACAGACAAGACAGCTCTAACAGAACAGGCAGGTAGTGGAGATTTATTAATGGTTGTAGATGTTTCTGATACTACAGGTAGTAGTGCGGGTACGAGTAAAAAGATGGATTTTAAATATGTTATACAAACAGATAAAATTTCTGTTAGTAATGCAGAATTTCAGGCTTTAGATTCTACGCCTAAAACCTTAGTAGGAGCTTTAAGTGGATATATGATTACTGTATATCAAGTTACAATTTTAACTACTTATGCCTCAGCTACAGATTCAGCAGGAGCGACTTTATTATTTAGTTATGATAGTTCTGAGGCTACTAATTATTGGTATAGTTATAGGCGTTTTATGAATACAGTTACTACTGATTCTTCATTTTGTTTTTCTCCTGAGCCAAGTTCATCAGGTAGTTGTAAATCATCTTTACTAAATAAACCTTTTGTAATGTTTTCATCAGCAGCTTTCAATGGTGGTTTTAGTGCTGATGTTTATGTAACCTATGCTTATACAAAAGTTTTATAATATGAAAATAAATCAAACACATATATACTTTTTTTTAATAGTTTTTGTTTTAGGGATAGGAACTTGTAAGGCTCAAGACTTTTTTAAGTACGCTACTTTTTATTCATCATTTAGTACTCAAACCTCTTATATAGAGAATCAGGATTATATAGCTATAAATAAAGGATATGAAGAAACCACACAAATCAACCCATTTGATTACTCTTTACAAATTGGTATTAGGAGAATCGCTTTTTTTGATTACGAGCAAAAGAAAAAAACTTGGTATACAGGAGATGAAAAAAGTGTCGCGGATAATACTACTATTTCTTTTTACAATGGCTGGGAGTATTTACTTAATTATTCTTTTATTCGTAATCGTTCTGAAACATTTATTAATAGAAATTTTTGGATTCGCTATATGTCAGATAAAAGCGTTACTAAATTTCAAATAAAAAATGATGAGGGTAGAGATTTAGAGTATATATCTTTTGATACAAGATATAGAATTAGTAAAGGAGGTTTTAATTTTACTATGGGTATTGTTGGGCGTCAACACGCTGTCTACGGCGTATCTCCTATAGAGGAATTTTGGCAAAGTGGAGAGAGTTCTTTCCAAGAATTAGCTGAGGACTTTGGTTATTCTACCCAATTTGTACAGGGTAATCATCATTGGTATAATAATGGAGAATTAATAGCCACTTCAAATGATGAGTTTTTTAAACATTATTTTGGCTCAGCTATAGCTCAATATAACCAAGAACAATTAAACGCTTTAGGGAGCGTCTATGAGCTTTCTATGGTTATTGGAACGAGTTACTATTACTATAATAAAGACTATTGGTTACACGCTTGGCTAAATGTATTACCATATCACTATGGAATTAGTGATTATTCTTATGATTATGAGGGTGTTCCTACAGATGTTGATTTTGGGTTAGTAGCTGGTTGGAGGATTACTAAAAATTTAGGTGTATTTGTAGAGGGTACTTATTTAGAGTATTGGGAGAAGCCTATAAGTGAATTTAGAATAGGGTTTAATTATTTAATATTTTAGTTATGAAGAAATTATTAGTATTGTTTTTAATTTTTAATTATGGATTTAGTCAAACAAATTGCGAATTATGTGTCGAGCAAAATGGATTTTATTGTGGAAATGACGAAGCTAATTGGACTCAGTATTCTCCTCTTGGTTGTGTGCCTAATGGTCTTAATAACTTGTATTACCTTAATGATGGTTGGTTAGATTGTGTAGATGGCTCAGATGAGGCTGAGGCTGTGCCTACCACTTTAGAAGATTGCTCAGTATTTGACTATGTACCTTGTGATACTGTTTATGTAGAAGTTGTAGATACTTTATATGTTACTGAATATATTGATTGTATTACAGGATTACCTTGTGGAAATACAGGAATTTTAGAGCTACTCCAAAAAACGAAAAACGAAAATAAAATATATAATCTAAATGGAAAGGAAATATATAGACGAGAAAATATATATATAGAAGATGGTAAAATTAACTTTAAAATAAAATAAAAAATGAAAGAATTAATCTTAAAATTTGTAAAAAGTAGAAAGTTTTGGTATGGATTTGTAACTCTAATACTAATACTTTTTTCTGAAAGTTTTGGAATTAGCGATACTAAAATGAATACTTTAGTAATCGTTACTGTTGCTTTAATTATAGGGCAAGGAATAGCTGATAGAAACTGTATTAAATGTTAAACTATGGCTAAAGAAATCTCAGAAGATAGCAAATTTTTACTCTCAATAAAATCTATAATAGGAATCGTCCTTTTAGTGTCAAGTTTTGTTGGTATGTATTGGAGTTTAAGTATGGAAATACAAGCGGCTAAGGAGTTACCTGTAGTAGAAATTCCCGATCCTGAAATTACAAGACAGGAATTAGATTTGAAGTTGGAATTAATCTCGACTACGGTTATGTCAAACGCTGATAAATTAGATAAAATAGAAACGCAGGTAGAAAAGATAGAGGAGAGAGTTTACGAGCTTAAATGAGATTTTTTATATATATATTATTGTGGGTAATTCCTTATCAATGTCTGAGCCAATCGTTTATTAACAAATCTCAACTCAATGAGGCTCAAAAATCCACTGAGCCTATAGTAGTAGAGTTTTGGGCGGATTGGAACGACAGTAACAAATGTCAATTCTTAGGCAATCTTAAAGATTGTAGGAAGTACAGAATATGTATAGAGGATTTTCCTGATTTGGCAGAATCTTACAAGATTAGAGTATTACCTACAATAATTATTTTTAATAAAACTGAGGAGATAAAAAGGTATAAAGGAAATCTCCTTTTTGAATTAGATATTCAAAAACAAGATATACAAGCTATTATAGATAGTATAGTAATCTCAAAATATAGATAATGATTTTATCAAAAAATTTTACACTAAACGAATTTACTAAAAGCGTTACAGCTATAAGAAACAATATAGATAATAGTCCAAGTTCTGAACATATAAGAAATATACAACTATTAGTAAAATATGTCTTACAGCCACTTAGAGACGCTTTAGGAAAGCCAATTAGAATTACATCAGGCTATCGGTCAGAAAATTTAAACAAAATCATAAAGGGAAGTAAAAAAAGTTCCCACATGAAAGGACAGGCGGCGGACTTACAATTCAAAGTAGATGGGGTAATGAAGAATAAAGATATTTGGGATAAGGTTATAGAATTAGGATTACCTTTTGACCAAATGATAAATGAATTTGATTACTCTTGGATTCATATAAGCTATAATCATGAATATAATAGAAAGTCATTATTAGAGGCTTATAAAGAAAGTGGAAAAACTAAATATAAATATCATACAATAGAAAAAGGATTATGAAAATACTAAAAACAATATTTGGAGGAGGAGCTGATAAATTAGTAGAATCTGTAGGAGGTGTATTAGACAATCTAAGTACATCTAAAGAAGAAAAATTAGAGGCTAAAAGAAAGATTAAAGAGCTAATGGTAAATCATCAAATAGAAGTAGAGAAGAATGTAAGCGAAAGATGGAAAGCAGATATGAATAGTGATAGTTGGTTGTCTAAAAATGTAAGACCTCTTGTATTAGTGTTTACTATTGCCTGTACTATGCTACTTGTATTTATAGATAGTGGTAGTATTACCTTTCAGGTAGAGGAAAAATGGACAGATTTACTACAATTAGTTTTAATAACTATTATTGGAGCTTATTTTGGTGGTAGGTCAGTTGAGAAACTTAAAAAATAAAATTTGAGGAACAATAGGTACAGATTAAAACCTAACGAAATTACTATACTAAAGGATATAAGAAAGCCTAAAGTAAATCGGTTGGTAATTGGAGATATACATTTACCCTATACACACCCAAAATATTTAGAACACTGTCAGCGTATAGCTGAATTATATAATTGTACCGCTTTTTCAGCTACAGGAGATATAATAGATTCACATTTTGGGAGCTTTCACTCTACAAATACTGAAACACATGGAGCAAAGTATGAATTAGACATGTGTATAGAACAGATGAAAGATTGGAATAGAGCCTTTAAAAATGTAGATGTTACGATCGGGAATCATGATTTAATTGTCCATAGGAAATGTGAGGAGGGGGGTATAGATAAAAGATGGATTAGAGATTTTAATGATGTTTTAGGCTGTCCGGGTTGGAATTTTGAAGAAAAATTTGTACATGATAAAGTCTTATATGTACATGGTACAGGTTGTAGTGGTAAAGCTATAATGAAGCGTGTACAAAATTGGGGTATGTCTATGGTACAAGGGCATATACATACTGAGGCTTTTGCAATATATACAGCCTCTCTTAATGATTTAAAGTATGGCGTACAAGTTCCTTGCGGTATAGATTATAAAAGTTTCGCATATTCTTACGCTAAATTTCATACCGCTAAACCAATATTAGGCTGTGCTGTTATTTTAGATAATGGTAGATTACCTATAATTTGTCCAATGGAATTATGATATTAACAATCTATCGTTAATAAACTTTCTTAATATTTATTAAATTATTTTGTCATTTATAAAAAAAGTATTATATTTGTTTCATACAACCTAAAAATGTAACAAGTAATTAAGGTTGGTTACTTAACTAAAAATTAAACTAAAAGAGATGAAAAAAATAAATATAGACTTATCACAAAAAGAAATTAAAAGATTAAAGAATATGATTGAAGAACACTATGCTTGTCAACCGTATGATGAAAATAATATTGATTCAATTTTATATCACAAATTAAATTTTATAACTCGCTTTAAATGTGATTCAAGTATTATCAATTTATCATTAGAAAAATAATATTAACTAAAAACTAAAAGAGAAATGAAATTAAAAGTAATATCAATAAAATACAATAAAACAAGGAGAGGTATATCTTATATAGCTAAAACTAATGTAAAAGGTGTAGAAATAATTAATGATGGTATGGGGGGAGAAACTTTTTTAGATGGAGAATGGAGTAAAGTTAAACCTTATTATAATATAGATGAATGTGAATTAGAATCATTAATAAATGATTTTGAGATGGTGGGTAATGAGTTTGATGAGCTAAATATGGCTTATAGAATGTATAAATAAAATAACAAGGGGGTGGGATTCCCCCTTTTTTAATATAAAAAAATGAAAAATATTAATAAAATGTTAAATGATATGAAAAAACAATTAACACAATTACAAGATGAACGAAGTGAGTTTGATAGGTATATGGAAGAATATAGAAGAAAATCAGCTCGTTCAAAAGAACTAAGTAAGCCTGAATTTTACGATACAATTAAAGCTAAATGGAGAATAGATTATATTGAGTATGTAGGTAGAGTTATTGAGGTAGCAAAAGACCATATTACAGGAGATAACTTTAGCGATTTGCCAAGTAGTAGCTATGAGAGTTCTATATTTACAGGTACTAAAAAAGAATTTGATGATATGATGAGCGTTTTATATACAAAGCCACACAATCAAATTAAAATAATAGGTACTTCTTTTTATGAGGATATAGTACAAGGAGCTTATGGAGAGGATATAGACCATAATGAAGTTATGAGAGAGTATGAGGATTATTTAAAATCGAAAGAGTAATGGCTGTAAAATATATAGAAACACAAGAGCTAACTACTTTCGCTTGTAGTGGCGAAGATACCCATATAGGAGGGTATGATGATAATGGTAACGAGGTAATAATTAAAGTAAACACCTATCAATTATTACATACTTTAGATATTCCTTATATGAAAAATCAATTAACTAAATACATTAAAGAAAAATGATAAATACATTTGAAGAATACACATTTGAGCTTACAGAATACGAGAGGGAAACTTTACAACCTATAATAATAAAAGGCTTAAAAGCGAGGATCGGTAAAGAAAACTCAATAACTAATAAGAAAATATGTAAAGCTCTTAAAGATTTAAGGCACGATATTACAGAGCCAAGATTAAGAAAAATAATACATAATATAAGGGCAAATAATATTATACCTTTATTATTATCTACTTCTAAAGGTTATTTTGTTGCGAAAGATAATAAAGAAGTAGAGGATTGGATTAAGTCTATGGAGCAAAGAATTAACTCTCAAAAGCAAATATTAAACGCTATAAAGAATCAGAAATATAAAAAAGCAACTACTCCAGCTCCTACTACTTTATTTTGGGATTAGGATAATAAAGTAAACGATTTGTAAAAAAATATATATATTTATAAAAAATAATTGTTATGGATAATGTAAATTTAAATAAATTGGCTCACACTTTAGCTATTGAGGATTGTAAAAGAATGTATGGAGATGAGGCTATGTACAAAATAAATTATGATGAGTTTTGTGGATTAGTTTTAAAAACTCCTGTAAAAAAGACTTATAATAAATTATACGATCGGTATTATTTAACTTTAAATAAATTAAAAAATGATAAAAATGAGATATAAAGTACTAAACACTACTCAAACTGTGAGAGAATCTATATATAGAATTATGCACAGAAAAAAAATTACTAAAAAAGTAATAGAGAAAAAAATGGGTTGTTCTTACCCAACGATATTATGTAAAATTGAGAATCCGGGAAATTTTAAATTTTCTGAATTATTAGAGCTATGTAATATTTTAGATGAGGACTTTAACGATTTACTAATTAAAATTAAATAACAAAATGAAAAAATCAAAATTAACTAATATACAAGCTAATGGTAATTGGAAAGACTTTTATAAATTTGATGTAGAGTTTGAAGATGGTACGATCGGTACTATTTTTAAAAAAAGCTCAGAACATAGATTAGAAATAGGTAAAGAATATAACTATTCTAAGAATGAGAAAGGCTCTATTAAAATTATTCCAGAGGGTGGTGTTTATACTACTAACTATACAAATAATGATGAAAGGCAAAAGTATATCATTAGGCAAAGTATGTTAAAAGCGGCTGTAGATTTTCACTCTGGCTCAAGCTGTACTACTGCTCAAGTTATAGGAACAGCCGAAGAATTTGAGGAGTGGGTTTTAAATAAAAAGAAACCTGTAGAAGTACCTTTTTAACATTAGTATGTTAATAACTAAAGACTAATAAATAAAACATTTAAAATTAAAATACTATAAATTAGCACATGTCAAAATCTATTTTAGCCTCTACACCCTTTCTTATATTAAACAAATCTCTTTTAGTTAATTATGGTATAGAGGCTAATGTAGTTTTATCTCATCTTTACCAACAACAAAAATATTTTAAAGAAAATAATAAATTAATAAGTGGTATGTTTTTCTGTACCACTAAAAATATAAGCTGTTCTACTACCCTTTCCTATCATCAGATTAGTAAGGCTATAGCTACTCTTACTAACGGGGGTATAATTAAAGTGGTAAGAAAGGGAGTACCAGCTAAATTACATTTTCAAATAGACGAATCCCAGATATTAAAAATTTTAAAATCAAGTAATGAAAAATCTTTAATACAAGATTGCGAAAATTTCTATGACAAGATGTTAAAAGATTCTACAACTATTAATAATAATAAAGAAATAAGAATAAAGAATAATAATAATATATCCCCAAAAGATAAATTTTTAAATGATTTAAAAACATTAGAGCCTAAAAACTTTATAGAAGATTTTTTAGATTATTGGACAGAGGAAAATTCTAAAGGGAAAATGAGATGGGAATTAGAGAAAACTTGGAATACTTCTTTAAGATATAAAAGATGGGTTAGGAATAATGCTAAATTTGAAAAAAGTAAAAGTACCGATCCTAATTTTCCTGATTATTATGATGTTCATTTTGCTAAAAGGTTAGAGCAAGACCACACAGCTCTAAGAAGTTACTACAAACATTTAGAGAGCTTAGGCTATGAGAAAAAAGTAAATAGTTATGATGGGAAAATTAAATGGATTAGAAGATGAATATAATAGTATCAATAATATGGAATGGATTACTAATAGGCATAAGACATTATGAGCCTGATAAAAACCACCCATACTTTGAGATGAGAATATATTTACTATTAATACAATTAACAATATTTATAGATAGAAGAAAATGAAAGAAGTAGATTTACAAAATTCAGTAGTAGCATATTTAGAGCGTACTAAAATGTTATTTACTTGCACACTTGGGGGATTGTTTTTAGGTAAAACTAATTGGAAACAAAAAAGCATACTAAAAAGACAATACAAAAAAGGAATACCAGATGTATTAATTTTTGAGCCATCATATTATAATAAATATAATGGATTAATGATTGAGCTAAAAATAAAAGGAAACTACCCAACAGAATCACAAAAAGAATGGATAGCTAAATTAAATGCAAGAGGATATAAAGCTGTGATATGTTATACCTTAGATGAGGTAATAGATGTTATAAAAGATTATAAAAATGAGACCATTTAGATTCTATAAAAACATAAGAAAGCCTAACCATACTATACATACTCACTGCTTTGTATTTTTTGTAGATGATGGGTTTAATGAAAAAACTTATATACTTAGAGATATATATACAGATTTTGAGGATATGGATTACGAACATTATATAGATTTAAAAGTAATGGATTTAAGAAAAAAGTATAGAAATAATGTAAAAATAGAGGGTAGTAAATTAGGGATTTGGGAGTACGAAAAACTACTAAAACTTGGAGTACCTAAATTGTGTTAATATTAAACAAATATATAAACAAAAACTATGCCAACTTATTATTAATAAGTAAAAAGATTACATCTAATAAGATACCAGATTATGAGGATTTGTTGCATGAAGTTATATTAGATTTATATAATAAGGATCGGGATTTAATAATGGGATTAATAGATAGAGAGGAGTTAGCTTATTATATAGTTAGAATGATGGTTAATCAATATCACTCATCTACCTCTCCTTTTTTTAATAAGTATAAAAAATATTATAGTATAAATAAACAATATTTAAAAGAATATATATTTAATAATAAAGATTGGAGGATAGATGGTAAAAGTATTGAACAATTAGAGATAAATGAAAGTAGGTTAAAATGGATAGAAGAAAAAAGTAAAAACCTTAGTTGGTTTGATTATTCTATTTTTAAAATATACTTTTATGAGAAACATAGCCTATCCTCTATGGAGAGAGCTACAAAGATTAACCGCAATACTTTAGGTAAATCAATAAGAACAGTAAAAAAATATTTAAAAAAAATAATAAATGATTGAATTTTTAAAACACTTATTTGGCTTATGTGGAGAAAGCCATATAAATATATTTACATTATTAGTAATATCTCCTTTAATTATTTACTTAACCTATAAAATAATAAGATATGTCAGATAAATCAAAAGGTATTGGAGATGATATAGCCAAACTAACTAAGGCTACAGGTCTTGATAAATTAGCTAAAAAAGTATTAGGAGATGATTGTGGCTGTGATGAGCGTAGAAAACAGCTTAATCAATTATTCCCAAGATTTAAAAACATAAGGCAATTTACAGAAGATGAGATTAAGATATATGAAGAAGTATTCCCATTAAAAAGTAATGGAGTTTTAACACCGGGAGAGAGGACAGTAATATCAGCTTTATATCATAGCGTATTTGGTAGTCCTCCTGAGTGGAGTAGTTGTAGTCCTTGTAATAAAAAAGTGTTAAGTAACTTAAAAAAAGTATATGATAAATCTTGTAAAATAGATGATTAGTATAGGTACAGATTTTAGTGGTATAGGAAGTCCTGAACAGGCTTTAATAAAATTAGGCGTAGAGCATGAAAGTAAATTCGCTTGTGATTATGATAAGTTTGCTAAACAAAGCTACTTAGCTAATTATAAACCGGATATATTTTATGATGATATAACTAAAAGGAATCATAAACAAACGCCTTATGTAGATTTATATGTAGCAGGATTCCCATGTCAAGCGTTTAGTATGGCTGGTAAAAGAGAGGGTTTTGATGATACGAGAGGTACTTTATTTTTTGATTTACTACAATACTTAAATGAGCAGAAACCCAAGTACTTTATTTTAGAAAATGTTGTAGGTTTGCTATCTCACGATCGGGGTAGGACTTTCCAAACTATTTTAGATTGTTTAGCTAAAACAGTAAATAAACAATATTTTTTAACTCCACCTGAGAACTTGGGTTATCATATTTATTATAAAGTTTTAAATACTAAAGATTATGGAATACCTCAAAATAGAGAAAGGATATTTATAGTAGGTTTTAGAGAAGATAAACACTCTTTTAAGTTTCCTAAAAAAATGCCATTAAAAATATCTCTTGCTGGTGTATTAGAAAAAGAGGTAGATGATAAATACTTCCTAAGTGATACTATGGTAAAGGGAATAGCTAAAAGTAATTTTAAAGAGCGAAAGCCTTTAGATACAACGGGTATATGCTCTACTTTAAAAATAGGAGGAGATGTACCATGTTTTGATGTTAAGGGTGGCTCAATGCAGCCATATCCAAGAGATTATAAACAAAAGAAAGTAAAAAGACAGCTAAGGTTTGAAGCCAGAAATGATATATTAGCTAATTGTGTTTTAACTGATTCTAATAGTAGTTTAGTAAAAAAAAATAAAAGAATAAGAAAATTAACGCCTTTAGAATGTTTAAGGCTACAAGGCTTTCCTGATTCTTTTTATGATAAATGCAAAGAAGATGGATTAAGCGATACACAATTATACAAACAAGCTGGGAACTCTATGACAGTAGATGTTATGGCTTATTTAATAAAAGAGATATTAGTAAATGAAAAATCACACTAAAGTATATATGACTTTTTTTTACTTAGATGAAAGCGATTTTATAGGCTGTGAGATGTGCGGTAGTGAAGCTACTGACATACATCACATTTTAAGGCGTGGTATTGGGGGTAGTAAATGTAAAGACTACATAGAAAATTTATCCGCCCTTTGTAGAGATTGTCATAATATGGCTGAAACAAATAAAGAATTTAATGTATATGTAAGAATAAGGCATTTAGAATTAATTAATAAATATTTATATGAAAATCACATTAGTAAAAATAAACACTCTTAATATTGCTGAATATAACCCAAGACAAATTAGCAATAAACAATATGAAGATTTAAAAAAGTCTATAGACAAATTTGGAATGTGTAAACCTATAGTAGTTAATACAAACCCTGAAAGATTATATACTGTTATTGGAGGACACCAACGCTTAAAAGTGCTACAAGATTTAGGAGCAGAGAAAGTACCTATAGTAACAGTTAATCTATCTTTAGAAGATGAAAGAGAGTTAAATGTAAGGCTAAATAAAAATACAGGAGATTGGGATTTAGATATGTTAGCTAATGAGTTTGATATAGATGATTTAAAAGATTGGGGTTTTAAAGATGTAGAGTTAGGATTTAACATAGACAAAATAGAGGAAGAAAAAGAAAAAAGTATAGTATTAACAATAAAAGAAGAAGATATAAGCAAAGCAAGTAACCTACATAAAGAATTAACAGAAAGAGGTTTTAATGCTACAATAAAATGGTAAAAAAATTTAACAAAATGAACAAAAAAGAACACATAAAGAAAAAAATGTTATTAGAGAGCTTAGAGAAATCTTTAGGTATAGTATCAACAGCTTGTACTCAAGCCAATGTAAGTAGAAGTAGTTTTTATAAATGGTATAATGAAGATGAAGAATTTAAAAATAAAGTAGATGAGATTGATAATGTAAAATTAGACTTTGTAGAAAGCAAGTTATTTACTAATATAGGTAATGGAGATTCAAGATGTATTACATTTTACTTAAAACACAAAGGGCATAAAAGAGGATATATACAACAGCAAAATATAAATTTAACTTCTAATGATGAAGAAATAAATAAAATAGAAATTGAAATCATTAAACCTAAAAGCGACAGTAGTACTTGAGAAGAATCTTAACGCCACAACAAGGGTAGTAGTAAATCAAGGAGGTACGAGAAGTAGTAAGACTTATTCTCTCGCTCAATTAATAATCCTAAAGGCTTTACAAGAAAAAGGCAAGGTATATACAATATGTAGAAAGACTTTACCAGCTCTTAAAGGTACAGCCTATCGGGATTTCTTTAATATTTTAGAGGAACATAATTTATATAATCCTGACAATCACAATAAAAGCGAATTAACATATAGACTAAATAATAATGAAATAGAATTTATTAGCGTCGACCAGCCAGTGAAAATCCGAGGTCGCAAAAGAAACACACTTTGGCTCAATGAGGCGAATGAGTTCACTTTTGAAGATTGGGTACAGCTCTCATTAAGAACTACAGAGAATATATATTTAGACTTTAATCCCTCCGATCCCTATAGTTGGATTTATGACAATGTTATAAATAGAGATGATTGTACATTTATTAAATCTACTTATTTAGACAATCCCTTTTTACCAGAAGAAACTATAAAAGAAATAGAAAGGCTAAAAGATTTAGATAGTAATTATTGGGCGGTATATGGATTAGGAAATGTGGCAAGTGCAACCGAGACAGTATTTCGTAATTTTGATATATGCGATAATATACCAAATGAATCTACTTTAATCGCTATTGGGATTGATTGGGGGTACTCTAACGACCCAACAGCGTGTATAGAGCTATATAGGTTAAATGATGATTTGTATGTAAAAGAATTAATTTATACTAAAGGATTAACAAATCAAGATATAGCTAATAAGTTAAGAGAATTAAATGTAAACAATAGGACAGAGATTATATACGATAGTGCTGAGCCTAAGAGTGGAGAGGAGCTAAGGCGTATGGGATTCTTAATGTACCCATCTAAAAAGGGAGCAGATAGTATAAATATGGGTATAGATGTTTTAAGAAGATTTAAGATAAACATTTTAAAAAGTAGTATAAATGCTATAAATGAATTTAAATACTACAAATGGCTTACAGATAAAAATGGAAACATAGTAAACAAACCAGCCACAAACCAAGCCGATCACATTATAGACGCTGTTCGGTATATAGCCTTAAATAAGCTAATGACTAATTATAGCGGTAAATACTATGTATTATAAACGATTATTAACTTTTTATATATATAATAAATGAGTAAAGAAAAAATAACACTAAACATACCTACCTCATGGAACGAAGTAAGTATAGGAATGTATAAAAAATTTACTGATTTACAAAAACAAGATATACCTACTGATGAAAAAAATGTAAAAGTAGTATGTATATTATGTAATGTAGATGAGGATTTATTAGCGAGATTTCAATACAAAGATTTAAAGCTAATATCTAAAGATTTAGCTAAGCTATTAAATAATGAGCCAAAGAAAGAGGCTAACGATTTAATAAAGAGAGTAGAGTTTAATGGTAAAAAATATGGGTTTATCCCTAATTTATCTACTATTAGTTTAGGAGAGTATGTTGATATAGAGGAGCTATCAAGAGAGCCATATAAAAACTTAAATAAAATAATGAGTATTTTATATCGCCCAATAGTAAAAGATAATGGCA